CAATCGTGGAGAGATAGACAAGATGAATTACTAGGTGACCCTCGTATGGCAGCACAAGAATGTGACTGTGATTTCTCTACTTCAGGTGATATTGTATTCTACCCTGAATATATTGAATTCTATGAAAAAACATATATTAAAGACCCACTTGAGAAACGAGGCGCTGACCAGAATCTATGGATTTGGGAACCCGCTGATTATTCAAGATCCTACCTTGTGGTTGCTGATGTGGCTCGTGGAGACGGGAAAGATTATTCTGCGTTCCACGTTATTGACATTGAAACAAATACACAAGTAGCAGAATACAAAGGTCAAATTGGTACTAAAGAATATGGTCATTTACTAGTAGGTATAGCTACTGAGTATAATGAAGCATTACTTGTAATTGAGAATGCCTCAATTGGTTGGTCAACTATCCAAACTGTAATAGATAGAGGATATACTAACCTTCATTACTCAACTAAAGGTGATTCCACAAGAGTAGATTCGTATTTTGATAAATACATGGATACGAGTAAAATGGTTCCTGGGTTTAGCATGACTTCAAGAGTTAGACCAATGATAATTGGTAAATTCCAAGAATACATCTCAGACCAAAGTGTAATAATTCAATCAAGTAGATTGATAGAAGAAATGAAAGTGTTTATTTGGAAAAACGGACGTGCAGAAGCTCAACAAGGCTACAATGATGATTTGGTTATGTCATTTGGGATTGCTATGTTTATGCGCGATACGTCTTATAAATTTAGACAACAACATTTAGATATGAGTAAAGCAACACTAAGCAATATTTCTTCTACTAATACTCCTTTTGTAGGAGGATATAACAATAATAAAAATGTTCCTAACCCATATGAAATAGATAATCCATATGGGGGTAAAGAAGATATTAGTTGGCTTCTTAGGTAATATTTATAATAATAACACAGACTTACAATGGCTGATACTAGTTTATTTAGACGATTACAAAGATTATTTGCTTCCGACGTAGTAATTAGAAACGTTGGAGGTAATCAACTTAAAGTAGTTGATACAGACCACATCCAAACATCAGGAGAATATGCTACTAACTCATTAATGAGTAGATTTCAAGGTATCTACCAAAACCCAGCATCCACCTCTTTATATGGTCAACAATTTAATCTTAATTACCAATACCTAAGAACTTATCTTTATTCAGATTATGATTTAATGGATACAGATGCTATTGTAGCTTCTGCTCTTGATATTATCTCTGATGAATGTACTTTAAAAAACGATATGGGTGAAGTACTTCAAATCAAATCTGCAGATGAAGACATTCAAAAGATTCTTTATAACTTATTCTATGACGTATTAAACATTGAGTTTAACCTTTGGTCTTGGACTCGTCAAATGTGTAAGTATGGTGATTTTTTCTTAAAACTAGAAATCTCAGAAAAATTTGGTGTATTTAATGTTATTCCTTACTCGGCATATCATATTGAAAGAAAGGAAAACTTCGACCCAGAAAATCCTTCTAAAGTAGTATTCACATACAACCCAGAAGGTATTTATGGAGGTTCTTCTTCTGGTTACTACACTACACCAAATAAACAAAATAACACAAATACAATTGAATTTGATAATTACGAAATTGCTCATTTCAGATTATTATCGGATGTTAATTACCTTCCATATGGACGTTCTTACTTAGAACCAGGCCGTAAATTATTTAAACAATACTCATTAATGGAAGATGCTATGTTAATTCATAGAATTGTACGTGCTCCAGAAAAACGTATCTTCTATATTAATGTAGGTTCAATCCCACCAAACGAAGTAGAGAACTTTATGCAGAAAACTATTTCTACAATGAAGCGTACTCCGTTTATGGATCAAAAGACTGGTGAATATAACTTAAAATATAACATGCAAAATGTTATGGAAGACTTCTATATCCCAGTTAGAGGTAATGATCAAGCAACTAAAATTGATACTACAAAAGGACTTGAATGGTCAGGTATTGAAGATGTTACTTACTTAAGAGAAAAATTATTTGCAGCCCTTAAAGTGCCAAAAGCATTTATGGGCTACGATGAAAACCTTTCAGGTAAAGCTACATTAGCAGCTGAAGATATTCGTTTTGGACGTACAATTGATCGTATTCAACGTATTATCTTATCTGAATTATATAAAATTGCTTTAATTCACTTATACTCTCAAGGTTATACTGATGAGCAATTAACAAATTTTGAATTAGACTTAACTACACCTTCTATCATTTACGATCAAGAAAAGATCGCATTAATGAAAGAAAAAGTAGATTTAGCTTCACAAATGATGGAAAATAAAATGTTCCCAACTGATTGGATTTATGAGCACATCTTCCACTTTAGTGAAGACCAATACGAGGAATATAGAGATCTTATTATTCAAGATCAAAAACGTAGATTCCGTTTAGCTCAAATTGAGACTGAAGGAAACGACCCACTTACTACAGGACGTTCATATGGTACACCACATGATTTAGCTTCTTTATATGGTAAAGGCAGAATGGAAAGCGATCCAGGTAATGTACCTGATGGATATGATGAAAAACGTCCTTTAGGTCGTCCTGAGGAAAAAGTATCCGATATTAATACTCAAGATAATGCTTTTGGTAGAGACAGATTAGGTAGAAAAGATATGAAAATAGACGATCAACCTGATGGATTAAGAGAAAATGCAAAATTAGCTTATTCTAAAAATAGCTCTTTATTGGAATCGTTAGGAAAGCATAAAGAATCGCTACTAGACGAATCAAGAATTAAAGAGTAATATCTCCTTATATATTTATAATAAACCTTATTTGGAATGAACATTAAGCATTCAAAGTACAAAAATACTGGTATTCTTTTTGAATTACTTGTTAGACAAGTAACCGCTGACACTCTAAATGGTAGTGAATCTGCCGCTTTGGGTATTATCAAAAAATATTTTGTTAAATCTGAATTATCTAAAGAATATAAACTTTACGAGACTTTAACAAAGAATACAGCTTTAACTGAAAGTAAAGCTAATGTAATGATTCAATCATTACTAGAAACATCTAAGAAGTTAAACAGAGGTATTTTAAGAAGAGAAAAATATAGTCTAATTAATGAAATTAGACAAAATTATAATCTAGAAGAATTCTTTAAAACTAAATTATCTAATTATAAAACGTTTGCTGCGTTTTATATGTTAAGTGAAATTCAAAATACTGAAGCTTTAGTTGACACTAATCTTATTGTAAATAATAAGATGACGTTACTAGAGCATCTTTCTTCTAACGTAGTAAAAGAAGAAACAGTTGAAGCTGATATTTTACAAGAATTTCAATCTTTTGATAAAGATACCCGTATGTTAACTTACCGTATCCTAATGGAAAATTTTAATGGTAAGTACACTGATTTATACGATTCACAAAAAGAAGTATTAAGACAATACATCAATTCAGTAGACTCAACTCCAGTATTAAAAGAATTTTATAATACTGAAGTAGGTAAAATTAAAGCACAATTAGCTGAATTAAATTCTTCTATTACTGATAAAGCAGTTCAAATTAAAATCAATGAAGTAATTTCATTAGTTACTGAATTAGATAAAAAAGATAAAGTATCTTCAGATAATATTGTAAACATCTTACAGTATCTAGAACTAGTAGAAGAATTGAAAAAAGCTCATGGCTAAAATTGGGGACAAAAAAACCAAAAATGGTATTGAAACTACAGTAACTAATATTGACCCAGAAACTGGTCAAATTACTTGGTCTGTTGAATACGCCCCAGATTATCTAAAATTATTTAAGGAAGTAACTGAAATGCTTGAGACGGCAAAAGATATTGCTCAAGCAACAGGTGACCTATTCTTTAAAGATCATTATAATGATGTTCGTAAACTAAGAAATCAGTTAAGAACTTATTTACGTAATAATAAAGCTGAAGAATACGAACGTATTAAAGGCTTAAAAGAAATGAGTGGTACAGGAGCACAATATGCTACTCCTTATGCTTTCGGTAAAAAACCAACTATTTATTACTATAAACTAGGATATAAACCTGTCGATACTAAAAAACTTAGAAAACAAGCTAAAGGTATTGAAGTAAAAGATTTATGGAATAAGTAATATGTATAAGTATAAATTAAATCTAAAAGAACGTGATGAAAAACGTTCACAATTTCAAGAAAAACGCATTGCTGCATTTTCAGAAATTGAAAAAAGATTAAATGCTTTATATCCTCAAATTGATAAAGCTAAAGATGAAACTATAGCTTACTACCAGGATAAACCAGAAGCGTATAGTGTAGTTTACCCTACAGATTTAATTTTAGACTATATTAAAGACATTGAACAATTGTTAAAAGATAGATAATGAAACAGTTAACATTACAAGAGCAGTATAACCTATTAAACGAAGGTAAAGGCACCAAAGATGCTTTTATGAAATCTGCTTTAAGACAGTTCCCAAATTTATTTAATAACCTTACTGGGTTTGATACTGCAGTAAACGTATTAAAACAAAAACAAATCATTTCAGAAGGTGTAGGTGGTGTTGTAACATCAGCTAACCCATTTATGAACTGGGAAAAATTCTTAGCTGAAGAAGCTAAAGCAGAAGAAAAAGAACCTACTAAAGAAGTAGTAGATATGGAGACTGCTGGTTACGACTATAAAGATAAGAAAAATATTGATAATCTTTATGGTGAAGCTTTCTTACAAGGATACTATGCTGAAATGAAAGATCCTAAAAATGCTGATAAAACTGTAGACGAGCTAAAAGAAATGGTAGCTAAAAACATGGAAAAAGACATGAATTACTACATGAAAGAAGCTGCGTTTGGAGTTAAAGGTATTGGTTACACAGATGATGCTCCTGGTTTAAAAGTATCGGATAAAGAAATTAAAGGTAAATATGCTTCATCTGGTATGGAAGAAGTTAAATTAAAAGAAGGTATGGTAAACTTAACAGACTTATTAAACGAAGCAATTGGTGGTTACACTGACATCCGCCCAGCAGGTATGGCTAACGAGAATGCAAAACCAGATTTTGCTGATATCGATGGTGATGGTGACAAAGAAGAAACCATGAAAAAAGCTGCTAAAGATAAGAAGAAAAAAGTTAAAAAAGAAACAGTAGATTCTAAATTAGCTGAAATTGAAAGAGCAGGTAAAATTACTACTTTAGAAGCTCAAATCGATGCTTTAGAAGAAGCAATTGAGACTAAAAACCAAAGAATTTCGATGGTAACAGAAGATGATAATCTATCTGAATTAGTTGATAAGAAAAAAATGAAAGACATGCAGCGCGAAGTTAAAGACCTTGAAAAAAGAAAGGTTAAAATGGAAAAGCTGTATGAAAAAATGTGTGGTAAAAAATACGTTAGACAAGAAATGGTAGACGAAACCATGGATGAGGCTGACGAAATGGATTACTAAGATGAAAAAAGTTCTCGTTGAAACTCAAATTTTTAAACCTAAAGGTTTAATGCTATCGGAAGGTAAAATGTCTGATAGAGGAAATCCTATGGTTGAGGGTATCTTAGCTACTGCTGAAGTAAAAAACGGTAATGGTAGATACTACTCAAAAGAATTGTGGGAAAGAGAAATTGACAAATATATGTCATCTGTTAAAGAAAACAGAGCATTAGGTGAATTAGACCACCCAGAATCTTCAGTAATTAACCTTAAAAACGTTTCACACAACATTACAAATATATGGTGGGACGGAGATAGTGTAATGGGTAGAATCGAAATCCTACCTACCCCATCAGGTAATATCCTTAAAGCACTTATTGATAGTGGTATTACTTGTGGTGTTTCATCACGCGGTATGGGTTCATTACAAGAAAGAAATGGTGTATTAGAGGTACAAGATGACTTCGAATTACTATGTTGGGATTTTGTTTCAACACCTTCTAATCCAGGTTCATACATGGAGGTAATTAAAGAAGGAAAATCATTAAATGAAATTAATAAGTATAGTGAAGTAAATAATATTGTAAGAGAAATATTATGTGCTAATACTTGTACTTGTTATTTAGACTAATACCTCTATTTTATAGAGGCGCTACCAAAAAACGCTTTCCGAAAGGAGGGCGTTTTTTATATCTCTTTATATATGTATTAATATAAAGTGAACAATATACTATGTTCTATATAGTATTCACTAGTTAATTAATTCTTATTACGTCTCCTAATAGGCGTACTCCACAAAACAATTTTGAGGTAATGGCAAACAGAGATCTGCTCGCAGAAGCAATCGCTGACGCAAAAGCTGTAAAAGAAACTGCTATTGCGAACGCAAAAGCTGCTCTAGAAGAAGCTTTCGAACCAAGACTTAAGTCTATGCTTTCAGCTAAACTTGAGGAAATGGAAATGGAAGAAGAACTAGACGAAGCTGAAATGACCGAAGCTAAGAAAGAGTATAAGGACGATGATCGTAAAGACGGAGGTGAAAGTAAAGAAACTAAGCGTACTGAAAAAATGAAGTACGGTAAAGACTTAGCTGAAGCTGAAGAAATGGACGAGGAAATGGACTTAGACGAAATTTTAGCTGAACTCGAAGAAGGAGATGACTTATCTGAAGATGCAAGAACGGATGCTGAAGAAGAAGGCTACGAAGACGGTATGGAAGATGAGAAAGAGGACATGGAAGACGATGAAGAAGATGAAGAAATTGATCTTGAAGAAATGACTGAAGATGACCTTAAATCTTTTATCGAGGATGTAATCGCCGATATGGTTGAATCTGGGGAATTAGAAGCAGGTGATGAATTCGAATCAGAAGATGATGACGAAGAAATCGATGTAGAAGATGACACAGAAGTAGACGTTGAGGTTAACGAAGCAAAAGAAGACATGGACGAAGGCTACGGCAAAGAAGACATGGATGAAGGCATGGATGAAGATATGTACGAAGCTAAAGAAGAAATGGACGAAGTAACACTAAATGAAGAACCTGTATCTGCAATGGCAATCGCTGCTGGTATGGCTTCTATTCTTGGTGGTTCTGCTCTATTAGCAAAAGTACAAGACAAGATGGAAAAAGGTGACTTTGGAGCTAAAGGTAAAAAAGTAGCTGATTTCTTAGACAAAATGGGATCTGCAGCATCAAACGCTACCCAACTACGTGAAGAACCTGTATCTGCAATGGCAATCGCCGCTGGTATGGCTTCTATTCTTGGTGGATCTGCTTTATTAGCAACCATCCAGGACAAAATGGAGAAAGGTGAGTTTGGCGAAAAAGGTAAAAAAGTAGCAGATTTGCTACAAAAAGTATCTAAAGGTGCAACTGCAGCAACTCAAAATCTTGAAGAAAAAGACGATATGGAAGAAATGATGGAAGAAATCAATACTCTAAAATCAGAACTTCATGAAGTTAATCTTTTAAATGCTAAATTGCTTTACACAAACAAAATCTTTAGAGCTAAAAACTTAAAAGAAGCTCAAAAGGTTAAAGTTCTAGAAGCATTTGACAAAGCGTCAAATGTAAAAGAAGTAAAACTTATTTTTGAAACTTTAAATGAAGGTATGGTTGTTAAAACACCTACTACAATTAAAGAAAATTTAGGTAGAGCTTCTAAACCAGCAGGCGTTGCACCAACTAAAGCTCCTATCGTGGATGTAGATCCACAAGTAGCTAGATGGCAAAAACTTGCAGGTTTAAAATAATTGAATTTTAAATTTTAAAACAAACAAAAATGTCACAATTAGACTCTTTATTAGAAAGCGCAGGTCAAG